AATGTGAAAATGCACTACTTCTAGCTTTTACCCAAGTCCAATCAGATTGAAATCCAACTCCTGTTATAGTTCTTCCATCTGTATCATTTCCTGTGTAGGTAATAGTATTAAAATAATCTGTTGGTTTATCTATTGTAGTGTAAGCCATTATCCATACTCCGCTAGGTTTTTTGTGTTAAGTGCATAATATCCACTAGGAACTGCATACTCAAAGTTTCCATAGCTATTACCATCTGTGTTGCCTGATGAGATTGTGAATGGTGGAGAGCCAAAATTAAATTGATAATTTATACTACCACTTTCACTTTCAGCATAAGTTGCTATTGCTGGAAAGATAGTTCCAGTTATTCCTGTATGTGCTGGACTTGAAGATGTTGCTGGATTACCACTATCAAACCAAGAATTATTTTTACCCATATACCACTTACCATTATCCATATCCAAAGCGACCATTAATATATCTCCATCACTAAAAGCTGCACCACCATAAGATGATTGAGATAAATTATGAAGTCTATTTCCACCAATTGAAATAACAGACCAACCTTGACTTGTTTTACCTAGTTCTGCATTTGGATAACCAATATTTCCACCACCTTGAAAAATACCAACTTGAATATCTGATCCAGCATCAACTACTTTTACTTCCCAATACCATTTTCCACTAGATAATCCAAAAGTACCAACCGTTCCATATCTATTATTAGATGTAAATTGTAAATTACCCTCTGTTAAAGTTACATTTGCACCTTTTGCTAAAGGATTTAATGTTGCAAAATTATTTGTGCAAGTATCAGTAGATTGATCTATTGCTGTAAGGTTATTAACTGTGAAGTTATTTCCATTACCTGATACATCTGCACCTAGACTACCAGAGTTTTCAAAGTCTAAATAAAATCCATTAGTACCAAAGGTTAAACCAGATACATCTATTGGTTTCCATATTCCACTATCTTCGTCAAATTCTCCAAATGATGTTGGTGCTAATGCTGTTCCATCAACAGATACTACTTCTGCTATATAACCATCAAAATAATGACCATTATAACTTCTTCCAACCCATAAAGCACTTGTATCATTATATTCTAAATCTGCATTTAATGATGGATAGTTTGCTGTACTAAATGAAGTTTCTTGAACACCATTAACATATAATTTTATTCTGTTGCTTGATGTTGCTTGTGTTGTATCTACTGCAAGTACAATATGAAACCATGCACTTGGATCTCTAAATTTTCTGTTTGTTGATAAAGTAAATTGTTCTGATGAACTAGACCAACTAAATATATTTATTGTATCTACTGATTCAAAATATATTGCAAAGTCATCATTTCCTGTATTAACACCTTGTAATAATAAACCATTTGTTGAACCTAATTCTCCTCTTTTAACCCACATACTAATAGTAAATGTTTTTTGATTTGTTGCACTACTTGGTGTTCTATTTAGATAATCACTACTGCCATCATTTAATCTAACAGAGTTAGCTACATCATAGCCTGTGTCTTTTATGGAGTTAGTTCCAAGTATTAATGGCATTAAATCTCCAATGTTGGAAGTTCGCCTAATGGTCTTGATTGAACACCATCACTATCAGTAGTGTAAGTGTATAAAGTTTCTAATGCTGGAGTATCACTTGCATTTGTTATTGCAGTTTCCATTTCTGCTTGTTTAGTTCTAACAGCATCTCTGTAAGTAGATATTGAAGATGGTATAGCAGTAGATTTTTCTGTGTTTCTAGTTATGTACCAATCAGTATTAGATAATATTCCAGCTACTTGTGATTTTAAAGTTCTAATTAATTGTGTTTTTAAACCCTCAACTTTTACATCTCCAACTTCTTTGTCATCTGGTAAATCTCCATCATCTGAATCTGCTTGTGTCCATAAAGTATCTGCGTGTGCTTTAGGTGTAGCAGTTCCCCATGATCTAGTAACTTGATTGTCTGCAAAAGCATAAGATTCATTTGTGTTGATGTACCATTTCTCATCTTTAAAATTAGATGAGTTAGTTACTACTTCATAAATACCTATTGCATTTAATTCTGACCCTGACCATAACTGAAATATTTTAGCTGGGTATCTTACATCTCCTATAACCATAGTTTTAGGATTTGTAATTAATTTTGATATTGAGCCATCTTCTACTAATGCGTACATATTTTAACTTTCACTTAAATTTAATGTTCTACCTACTTCTTGCCAAATAGCACCATTGTATTTAAAAACTAATATATCAGTTTTACCATCTGCCGAAGTAAATGTTGGTGCAGTTGAAGCCGCAAATTCAAATACTGTATTAAAAGCGATTGTGTGTGAACCATTATAGTTAATTTCTACACAAATAAAAGCACCCTCAACAGGATTAGTTGGTGCAGAGAAAGTAGTGTTTTCTGTTGTTAGATGATATGCGTTTGGTTTAGCTTGTGTGTCCCAAGCAACTGCGTTTGAAGATGATGTTAATGCTTGTTGAGGAATATAAGCTAGATCGTTAAATTTAATTGTTCCTGTACCTTTTGTAGTAAATTCTATTCCAACATTAGTATCTCCCCCTGTTGCAGATAAGACAGGGTTATTTCCTGTTGAAGCATTTGCGATTGTAAATTCATTAACTGCACTTCCTGTTTCTGAAAATTTTAGTAATTCTAAAGTACCATCTCCAATAGCATTACCATTAACATCTAATTGACCACCTAATTGTGGAGAGGTATCATTTACTAAATCTGCTACAACTGAACTATCTAACCAATTAACTGTGTTTGCTGAATGGTCTAAAGTTGCAAGAGATATATCTCCAGCACCATCATAATATTTTAAAGTAGGAGTAGTTGCTGATGTAGTATCTAGCCAAATCGTTCCTGTTACTGCACCACTTGGTCTTGATGTACCTGAATTAGATGTATTTATAGCTTCAAGAACACCATTTAAGTCTGTTCTAAAAGCTGGGAAAGATTGGTTCGCTATATCGTAATCGTGTTGTGCCATAATTGTTTTATACTCCTTTTAAAACCCTTTTGCAATAAAATCAAATGTTTTAGATATTGCTGTTCCACCTGAATTTTTAAACGTAACGTTAAATCCATTAATAGTTTTACTTTCTACTAAAAAGAAATCTCCTGTTGCCATTCCTTGTCCTGTAATTCCAACTGCATAATTATCACTTTTAAATGGGTTTGTAAATGTAACAGTTTTAGTTCCAGCACCAGATGTTATATCATTTCCACTAAATATTCTATCTTCCATATCTATTGAAATTGATACTTCTTGAACAACAGGAGTTGAAGCTAAATCAGTTGAAGTTAAAACAACTCTAAATTTATAATATCTAGCTGTATAATTTCCTATTACAAAGTTTTGAAAAGCAGTAAAAGTAGAGTTATCATCACTTGTAGCAATTTCTAAATGTGCATTAGAGTTAGCTGGTGTATCTCCGTCAAAGCTAGAATTTTGTGCATCGAATAATCCTGTTCTATTATCAAATAAATCATCTGGGTCATCAGAAGTTTGTTTTAAAGTTGCTGTAATTCTTACAGTATGTTTAGCACCTATATCTACTACATCTGCAAATAAATAATTACCAGATGCTTTAAAGTCAGCATTAGCAACACCTGAATCAAAAAATCTAGTTGTTTCTGTATCAAAGTTTCCAGAAGCTGAATCAAATAATTCTGATGAATCTAGTCTTAAAGTGTCATCTACTATTGCTGTATCTGTTAATGTTCCATTAAAGTCAGGGTGTTCAGATACAGTAGTTATTGCATTAAAATTTAATGTGCTAGTTACATTAGAAACTATTGCAGTTGCATTAGAACTTGCATTCCCTAATTTATCAAATGCTTTTATAAGATAAGTTCCAGCCCTAGCAACTGTACTAATACTTGTAGCTGGTCTTGATACTTTTTCTATTAAAGATACAGAGTTTGCCCATTCTCCAGTTCCATCTGTTAATGTTGAATATCTAATTTGATAAAAAGCTAAATCTAAATCTGGTATTTGTGTCCAACTTAAATGTGCTTCTTGTCCTAATATATTACAAGAAAAATCTGTAACATCACTTGGTGGCTCAATAGCACCTACTATTGTTCTAGTTGCTGATACATAAGTTGACGATACCCCTAAACTATTTACAGCTTTAACTCTTACATTATAAATCTTTTGGTCAATTACATTTAAGACTCTGTGATTTAATCCTGAACCTTGTGCATAAATAATATAATCTGAATCTGTGCTTAACTTGTATTCTACTTGGTAATAATCAACAAAGTTATCAGGAGAAGCACCTATCGCTATATCTAAAGCTACAATTACAGTTCCATCATTATATTCAACTAAAGTATCATCTAGTGTTACACTAGCTGGTGGTTGGATAGTAAATGGATTAGGTAAGTTTGTTGATGGTGTAGAACTAACTTGTGCTTTACTTGCCCAAGTATAATGACTAGCCTGATACTCAACAAGAGATAATCCTATCGTATAATCTTCGTTAAAGGTTAAACCCATAACTCTAAATGCTTTTGCAGAAAAACCTAATGAACTATGTGTAATATTGACTATATCTCCTATGGCTAAATCATAAGCATCAAAGCTAACATTAATACCAAGTGTTAATGCTTCTCTACTTCTTCTTAAAATAACTTCTGCCATTTCTTCTGCTTGATATGCAGAGGTTAAAGTTTTAAATGTAAATCTACCCTCTAATAAAAATCCACCATCAGCAGTTTTCATAGTTGCGTGTTTATCTGCTGTTGCATATCCACTATCATCTATGGCTGGGTACTGAACTTCATTAACTTGATAATTTCTAGCTGGGTCAACAAAACCAACTATAACTCTGTTATATCTTTCATTCTTTGTTGGAATAGATAAATTATATCCACCTATAATATCATCTTCTGTTAATGTGATACTTGCACTTCCTGTTGTTTCAATAATTAAACTATACTTACCTTGTGTGTATGGAAGATAACCTCTACAACCTTTTAACATTTCTCTAACATTATCTATAATCTTTTGTGATGTATCTAATGCAGTATTTGTATCAAAAATATTTATATCACTTGCACCTGAATAGGGTGTTACTTGTGTTACGCAAACTTGTGAAGCATCATAAAAACTTTGTAAATTTATTTCTGAAATTGCTACACCTTTTCCATATCTTTCATTTGTTAAGTAATCTAATAAACACCAAGCTGGATTAGTTGAGTAAGACGCAGTTTGTGCTTCTAAACTAGAATTATATGCTACTACTTTTTTACCTTGTATCTTTGCTTGTACTTTTGGAATCCCTGTAAATGCGTCTTGATTCCATTTAAATCTTAATGCTAAATAACATAAACCAGATAGTTTATGGTTACTTCCCCAAGATGATAATGTTGATAATATAGATGATGCTGATTGACCATCTGTTCCAAAATGAGGTTCTACTTTAATTAAACTTTCTGAATTTTTATAGAAATTACTATCTCCACTTCCTACTTCTACCTCTGTTCCATCTGATAATGCACTTGCCCAAGTAACAACTTTATCATCTACTCTTATTTCTTCTATATCGTTTATCTCTCCCTCTGCCATAACGATTGCCATATATAAATAAGTATTATCTGTGCCTGATGTTTCCATAAAGACTCTAGTTCCACCAACAAGTCTTTCTCCAAATATAACAGGAATGTTTGAGTCATTAGATTGTTTATTAACTAATAAACCTCTTTCAAAATCATCAAATTCATTTGTACCAAAATCTTCTATTTCAGGAACTTTTGGTCTTAATATCCAAGCTAAAAATAATGTAACACCTAATTGAACCAAAGGATTTGCACCTTTAAAAAATGATACTGCTTTTGTTACTGCTTTTACTATTCCACCAAATCCACCAAAACGCATTACGCTCTACCCCATTTAATATCTTGAACTGTTTGAGATGCAAAGTCCATTCCAACATCTGTACTAAAGAATCTTTGTTGAGATGTATTATTAGTTTTACGACCATTCTTTTTTTCAAAGTCTGCCCAATGTGATACGATTGATAAACCAACTGTACTATCTTTTTCTCCCTCTTGTATTTCAAAACTTTCTATCTTTCCTCTATAAAGTAAAAATGGGTCAGCAATTATAGCATTAGAATCATTTAAAAAACCTCTATAAATATCTACATTATCATTAACTACATTTTCATTTAATACTGTTGAGATAAATGTTTGGTCTGCACCAGATAGATTAATAGTTACACTTGATTTAGTAATATCTGTTTCTTCTGTATGATTAGATATACCTAATATAAAATCACTAGCTGAATATGTAACTGATGAACCTGATACTGATGATGTTAATGGAAATGAACAATCTGTAATATTAACAGGAGTACCAAAGCTAATAGTGATAAGATGTACTGGTCTAATATCATTTGTTGCTAGTTCGTTCTTTACTGCTGTTGTCAGGCTTCTCGTCATGTTCCTCAAATGTTCGTCTGTTTATTTTTATTGCATCATTGACCATATAACTAGCATTTTTAGATGGTTCGCTATACTTACCCTGATTAAAGGATTGAGAATTAAAATCATCAGCTTCAATTATTTCTTCTGCCAAAAAATCAACACTAATCCAATATTTTACTTTGTATTTCATCTATAAGGTTTCTTCAACATCAAATTCAAATTGATATAAAAATGCACCATCTTTTGCTGTTCCTACTGCACCAAATTCTTGAATATCATTTGTTAAGTGTACTGTAAAAGGAACATTATCATAAGTAACTACTGAATTATCTGCAAGTGCTGTAAGTAAAGGTGGCTCTATTGTAACTGTTGAAGCATTACTAGATGCTTGAACATCTGCGACTACCATATAAACTTTATTGTGTGATGCAAACTTAATAAAATCTCCAGCTTTAAATGCGTGTGGATTATCGTTGTGGTGTCCGTCCATAGCAATCGTTGTATCTCCAACTGCGTGAACACCATTAACTAAAACAGTTCCTGATTCATTACCTCTAGCATCTTCTATTTCAGGTGGGATTATTGTAAAGTTTTCTTTGCCTGATCTTTGTTTTATTATAAAAGCCATTAACTCTCCATAAACATCTGATCTAGTTCCTGTAACTATTCTAACTGTAAATCCAAATCTTTGATTGTCTATTTGTCTTGCAAGTTTCTTACCAGATACAGATTTAGATATAATAGTATTTTGAATAGACTTTATTCCTAAAGTTTCAAATTTCGCAGAAGATATTGGAAAAGCACCAGACATTATATTAAGTTTCTACTCCCTCTTTCATTAACAGCACTATTAATTAATTGTGTAATAGTTCCTCTTGATCTAACTAATAATTCTTCAAAGCCAGAAGCATCTACTGTATTAATATTAAAATTAACTGTTGTTGCACTACCACCATTACCACCTCTTGCTGATTGTTGTATCTGACCAGATTGGTTTGGTATAAATAATTCTGCACCTCTTTCGCCTACCATGTATGGTTGTCCTTTTTGTACTGAACCACCTGATGCTCTACCACTAAAGAAACTTCCTATTGTGCTAAATATACTATTACCACCACTTAAAGCCGCTTGTTTTTGTTTTTCTTTTGTAATTAATTTTTCAATAGCAAGTTCAACTCCTTTTCTTGCAACAATTTCTATTAAAGCACTTAAAACATTTACTAATAATGATCTTGCCATATTTTTAAATGTATCTGATAATTTTTCTCCAAATACAAATGCTCTTGCAAGACCCTCTGACATTTTTGTTATTCCATTATTAATACTTTCAGCAATAGTCATTCTTATATTTTTCATTTTATCTTCTAATGTTTTTAAACTACCACTATTTAGTTCTCTAAATTTAGATATAGCTTTTTCTGTTGCAGTTGGTATTTTAACAGATAATTCATGTTCAAAATCATGTATAATTTGTAAAGCTGATTCTACTGGTTCTACAAAACCATCATTAGCATCTGCACCACCTAAAATATCTTTTTGTACTTTATATGCTTCATTGTTTTGATTAATTTTTTCTGTAATTTTATCTATTTCTTTTCCTAACAATTTAAAAGTTGCAATAGATGCCGCAACAGATGCGGCAACTAATGGTATTCCAACTCCTGATAAACTTACCATAGCCCTTAATCCAGCAACAACAGGAACAATGGCTCTAGCCATGTTTATAAACATATTAGCAATCTTTAAAGATATAATTGCTTTTAATGCTAAAAATAATTTATCTGAATGTTGAGCCATAAAGGCAATTCCTTTACCAACTTTTTCTACAACAGTTGCTAATACAGTTCCTAAAGTTACAGCAATCTTATCTAATGTTTCTTCATTCTGTCCTAATGTTTTGTCTAATGCTTTAAATTGATCTTTTAATGTTTCAAAAAAACCAGCTTCTAATAATACTTTTTTAAAGTTAAATATTTTATCTCCAATCATTGATAAAGTACCCTCAAAAGTATTTGCTAATTGATCTGTTGCTTTACCAAATCTTCCCTCTTTTCCAAATGTTTTTTCAAATGCTTCTACTGTTGCTTCAATAGATACAGTTGCACCAGCTTGGAAACCAAGCATATTTCTAACACCTTTTTCTCTAAATAAATCTGCCGCACCTATACCAGCACTAAATGATCTCTGTATTTGTTCTGCTGTTGTTCTAAAATCTAATCCTGTAACTGCCGCAACATTACCAGTAATTTCTAACATTTGTTTTAAGTCTTTAGCATTGTCTGTAACAGTTGCTAAAATACCAGAACCTGATTGTATTTCTTCAAGAGAGAATGGAACTTTAGATGCAAACTTAACCATATTGTCAAAGGCTTTTGCACCCTCATTTGTATCTTTAAGTAAGAATTTTAATCTAACTCTTAAATTTTCTAATTCTTTACCTGTATTAACTAAATTTCTAATTACTAATCCAGCACCTAAACCAATAAAAGCATTTTGTAAATTAAACACAGCACCTTTAACTTTAGATAAAGCACCTTGAACATTGTTTAATGCTTGTTTGGATTTATCTCGTGCTACAATGTCTATATTAAGTCTTTGATTTGCCATTATTTAAATTTCCTTGCTTCTGCTAATGATTGTTTTGTTTTATACTCATCTTGCTCTTTTTTCAAGTATGCTAACCAAAGATTATAATGGCTAACAGGCATATCAAGAACTTGTTGTATTGTAAGGTGTAATCTCTCTGCAACGACTAAAAGCGACCTGATGTCAGGGTCGCTATCTACTTTTTTTCGGCTTCCTCGTAATTAGTGTCTAAAAGTATTTGATTGGCAACAGTAGATATAACATTTGAGTCTGCTTTTTTTCTTAATGCAAATTTATCTTCTGGGCTAAAGGCTTTAATCATTTCTCCTTTGTCATTTTTGACTTGGAGTTTCATTATAAGCAAATCAACAAGAACAGTTAAATCTTGAAAGTTACTAGACTTCTTAAAGATAATGTTTTTTTCTTCAAGAGTTAATGGTTCTGAATAAAAGACACTTGGTTTCCCATGTTCGTCTTTCCATTGTTCCACCTCAATAGTGATAGTTTTAAGAGTTTCAAAATGAGTTTTAACTCTATCAATAACTGACATAAATTAGGATTATACAGTTCCTATTGTTAATGCACCAGTTCCTTGAAAAGTAACAGTTCTTGAAATAATTGCGTCCATTGAGTTATTTACAGACATACCAGTTACAATTCCTGTACCTGAAAAACTTCTGTCGCCACTTGCATTACCCTCTGGGAGTAAAATAAAAGCGAGTGAAGCACCAGCTACCATATTTGTTTGTGGTGTATCAGTTTCGTCAAAGTGCATTTCTAAAGTACCAGAGAATGAAGTTCTACCAGCAACAAAAGATTTAGTTGCATCTGTTAAAGCTGTGTCCTCTACTACATCTCCAGTTGTTTCTAGTGTAAAGCCTGTAAGTTCGCCACAAGCAGTTCCACCAACTGTTACAACTCCTTCTTTTCCGTGATGTGTTGCCATTTTTTATCCTTTTTACTTTTAGATTGTTGTTCTTGTTTTTGTTCCTTATAACCTAAACTTAAAAAATGTTCAAGATTAGATTCATTAATAATTATCTCTGAATTATCTTTATATAATTTAATGTCTTTAGCCATAAGTCCTTTTATTAGTTTTCTTCTTCTTCGTCAATATCTTCCTCATCTTCGTCAAAATTATCATCATCTAAATCTTCTTCCCAATCTTGACTATCTTCTTCTTGGTTTTCTTTTAATTCTGCTAATAAGTCTTTTACTTCTTCACATAACATAGACTCTTTATCGTGCATTTTTTCTATTTGGTCTATTTTCTTTTCTATTCTATTTATAATTTTAGTTGTCATATTATCTCCTATGGTGTTCCAGATTGATATTCGTACATACATCTGATTGTCATTCTTATTCCACCAACAGGAAATAAACTTCCCTCATCAGTTTCTACTTGTACGACTTCCGAATCAAGTGCATTACCATCTCTTGTAATATCAGTTTCTATTGCAGTTTCAATAGCTGTGATTAGTTGGTTTCTTTTAGTATCTATATTAGCTTCTGCACCTTTAACGAATCCTAATATTAAAAAATCAATCGTACCATGCCTTGTTTTAGCACCACTTCCTAATTCTGAATCATCTCTATTTTCTTCTGATGTTTGTACTATTACTGCTGGATATTGTTGCTCTGATAATTCGTCTAATAAAAAAGGTTGTCTAGTAGCTTTCTTAATTGTTATCGGACTAGATATACCAGATATTACTGTTAATAAATTAGATGCTATATTTTCTCTTACACTCATATTCTAAACTTTCTTAATTCTTTTTCTACAAATCGGTTGAACTGTTTACTTATAATCTTTTCTGTTCTATTGTTAAAGCCAAAAAATTCTCTTTTCGGATTACCAAGAACTTGATTCCATAATGCTTTATCTCTTTCTTCTGCTCTAGCAAAACCTATTGATATTTTATGTTTTCCTGTTTTTTTAATAGAAGAACTTGGAGTTAATGAACCCATCATATCTCCTGTATAATGTAAATCTACTTTTGTTGGATAACCTATTTTATTAAGATGTTTTAAATAACCCTCTGAATAAGGTGCAAATGGTCTATCGTTAAAATTAATACCTTTTTTAGTTTTAGTTCTAATAATATCTAGTAATTGGAATCCAGCTTGTTTAATACCTTTATCAATTATTCTAGGTAATACAGATTGAAACTTTTTAAATTTTTTAGATACTTGTTTTGAATTAGATTTAATCTTTAAATCAACAGCCATTATCTAGTCAATCTTCTAAATCCATGTAAAGGCTCTCTCTCGTTAGATATGATAGTTCCATCAGCATCTACATCATATTCTACACCATCTTCTAATATCATTCTCCATTCAATATTGTACTGGCTCATATAATATTCTGCCATTCTTTCAAATCTATCTTTTTCTGTTTCTGGTCTAAATTTAGTTAATGCTGGTAAAAAGAATCTTCCAAGAAATAAATAAACACCAGCACGTTCAAACTGATCTAAATTAACTTTTGTATTAACCATTTCTGCTGTGTTTAAAACTGTAATGTCTGTAAATATATTTGTTTTATATACAGGCCACCATTCTATTCTTAATTGTCTTAAAATATCATTAGTTGTTTGTGCAAAGAAATTAGTTGCTTCTGTTGCATTATTTGCAATACCAAAATCAAAAGCATCAGGTTGATACTTTGTTACATCTCCAGCTACTATTACATTTGCACCAGTATAATTAGCCATAATTTAGTTCCAAATTAAATAAACAATTAGCAAAGCTAAAGGTATTGAATACATTGGATTATTTTTAGATTTAATCCAAACCCATTTTGACCATTTTCTAGCTTTCATTATAATTATTTGATTCATTTCTTTTTCCTTGTTTTTCTTTTCTTTTTAAGAGGTATTACTTTTGCTTCGTTTTCAAAAGTCTGATCTACTTCTTTAATATTTTCTTTTACATCATCTGAAGCAACTTTAAAACCTCTAAAATCATACATAACTTTATTTGTTTCGTAATCTAATTCACTTCTAGTGATTGTTTTATTACCTCTGGTTAGGGTAATCATTTTCTCATTTGATAATACTAATTTAACCATTTTATTCTCCTATTTGGTTTGATGTAAGGGGGATTTCTCCCCCTCACAAAGTATCCTATTATTGGATAGATGAATCGTAATGTAGTTCTACTCCGTAAGAGTCATGGATTTCTCCGACTCCGTACACAGAAGTTGCTACAATCTCATCAGCCCGTAAACTCGCATCTCTTTGAGTTTCGATTTTAACATCTTGCATCATAGCGATTGCTAATGCGTCTTTATGGAACGCACCACCTTTATAATCACCAGCATTACCAGTATTAGCAATATTTGAAGTTTCAAATATATTTAATCCAGCTAACTTACCAACAAAGCCTGATCTTAATGCTTCGTTAGAAGTTTCAGTATCTAAACCAGCAAAAGTATTAGTTAAGCCAGATTTTAGATCGTAAGCGATTTTAGGGTGTAGTACAACTGCACTTTCGTTAGCTGGTAATGCGTTTGCTCTTAAAGTTGAAAGAGCATTAAAGATTACAGCTGGAGAAATAGCCGCTGACCCATCTCCTGAAGTAACACTAAAGCCATCAAACAATGCAGTTAAATCTGCGTCTTGTTTTCTTGCTAGTGCTTCCCCAAATAATTTACCAATATCAGCCGCAACATTTCTTGGTGCAGAGTTTCTTGCTAAATCAGTTAGAGTAGTCATAACACCAACTTCACTTGCTGTTATAGTAACAGAAGTAGGGTTGATTGCTGTGTTTGCTAGATCAGTTGCATCTGCTACTGCCGCCGCACTTACTTGTGCATAGACAGGAACTTCAACAGCTTTTCCACCACCAGAGATCGCATAGTTTTTAACTAGGTTTCTCATAATGGATTTTTCTGAAGCAACAAATTGTGCTTCTGCAACAATTTCAGTATATAGTTCTGATATTGTTGACGACGTTGTTTCGTTAGCCATTTTATTATCCTATTAAGTTTATTTGTTTAAGTTAATCTCAACAGCACCTGAATCTCGTTTTGCTCTATATTCTTGATAGGCTTTACGATCTTCTGGCTTTGTTAAGTCCAAGTCCTGTAAGTTAAAAGGTTTAACAGTTTTACCACCAATAGCACTCTGGCTTCCTGAACCAGACAATGACCCTTGACGGAAGTGTGGGTTACTATCTAAAAACTCCTTAACACGATCTTCAATTGTAAGTAGTTCTCCATTTGAGTTATATCTTACATTAGAATTATTATCAACTACTTCTATTCTACCATCATCATTATATTTAACTTCGTTCTTTAACAAAGCTACTACTTGCTGTGCATTGATAGATTTCTCTTTGTTAGCAATAGATAAAATAGAATTATCAACTTTTTCTTTTTTGATTTGATCTTTTACCTTTTGTAACTCCGAGTCTTTTTCAGATAATCTTTCTTGCATAATCTTCTCAATTTCAGATTTAGATTTAGCTTCTTTTAATTGCTGTTCTTTTAATAGTTCAGCTTTTTGAGATTCTTCTTCTTGAAGTTTTTTCTCATACTTATTTTTTTCAGCTTCTAGTCTTGATTTGATTATGTTATCTAATTGTTCTTGTGTAAAAGTTTGTTGTTTTGGTGTTTCTACTTTTACTTCTTCTTTTACTTCAGTTGCAACTTCTGGTGCAACATTTTTGTTTTCTTCAGACATTGTTTCTCCTATTATATTATTAGTTCGCCTTTGCTGTCATACCAATCAGGATTGACATAAGACCATTGATGACGACAATTATAACCACCTCTGACAACTAAAGGATTTCCAGACTTCTTGCCTTTCCAGCTTCTACTTGTCCAAAGTGAGTTGACTTCATCAATTGTGAAAAGTCCACTTTTCCTCTTGTTATATACACCAGATATTAAATTTCTGCAATGATCTCTGGTTGTTGGAATTACATCTCCATAGTATTTAACAAAAGTTAGTCCAGCATCTTTAGACTTATTAAAGTTTAAAGTTGCATCAAAATCTCTTAATGAGTCGTTTAATATCTGTCCAGCATACCTTTTCATGTTTTCTCCAGCCCTATCTCTAGCAAATTTAGATTGTAATGTTTGTATAGACTTATCAACTTGTGATTGTTTTGATTTATCAAACTTATTATCATTTATATAATCAACTAATCTTTGAATCTCTGGGTCATCTGAACTAGCATAAATACCATTTATAGTTTGTCTTAATTCTTTTTCTAATACAGTAAATTCAGTTCCAACTAATGTATTCTGATAAACCTTTTCTGATAGTCGTCTGGTAAAAGTGTTTGATACATCTTTAAACTGCGTAAAATATTGTTGTTTAAGATTCTGTATTAATGCTTTATCGCCTTTAGTAAGTTCTGAAAACTTTGCTAAATCTTCTGCTGAAAGTTTATTTCTTATTCTAGCTTTTTCTAAAACAGCTTTAAATGATTTTTCAACTCTTTTAGCTTGTTTATTAAAACCTTTTCTAACAACTGTATCTGACCATTTGAGATATTCTTTTTCAAGAATAGCTTTTATCTGTGGTCTAATAGCAATAGCCGCTTGTAGTTCTATTAACTTACCATCTGTTAAAGGTAATCTACTAGCAAGAGATACTACTTCTCGTTCTATTCTATCTAATGTTTTAATTAATGTTTTGTAATATTCTGCTTCAGCAAGTTCTATTTGTTTAATTCTGTAAAGTGTTGAATCTTTTACTATATCTGACATTCATTAAATTTCCTCTTGCTCTACTTCTTGATCTTCTTGCTCTGGTTCGTCTTGTGTAAATTGACCTACTTCTGCTTGTGCATCTATCTCGTCAAAGATTTCGTTTAATTTACTATCATCATCTACAACTGCTCTAGCAATTTCTTTATCAACTTCTTTAGTAAATGTTGCAGAACCAATATTTAATGATTTTGCTTGTTGGAAATAAACTAGATCACTTGCATAATCTCTAATGTTAAATGAATCAGGATAGTTAATTTCTCCATCAAATTCTACATTTTGAAACATAGCATATAGTTTAAATAATTGTTCTTCTGCTAATTGTAAGTTATCTGCTTTTTCGGATAATCTAGCATTAAGTAATTCAAATTCTGTTTGTAGTGCTACACCAGATGATATGTTTGTCTTTTCAGTTCTTACTGCCCCTGTGTGTGCAATTCTATTTATAGATTGTACTTTGTTGTTAATAGAATCCATAATAGCTTGTAAGTTTTGACCAGATGGTTGAAGTAAATATGGTTTTAAGTTTGGTTCTAATTCATCAGGCATTTCTATAACTGCACCAGCACCAGCACTTGCATTTACACTTGGTGTTTTAACTAATGATGGGTGGTTAGTTAATCTAATTAACTGTTCCATTTCAGAGTATTCGTTGTAGATAGATTTTTGCAGATCAGCTATATCAGTTAAATCAGATTGACCAATTCCTCTTTTGTGAGATTTAGAATTGTATAAAATAACTGCTGGTATTTTGCCAATCATATTAGGTACAGTATCTGTCAATTTAGGTTCTTCTCTATCTGGCATATACACAGTATCTATTCTATCACGATACCAAATTCTCATGTATGTACCACCATCTCTATCAACTTCTTCTCTTACTTTTAAATAATTAAGTTCATACTTACCATTAGGCATTCTTTCATAATTCCAATCTAATACATTTTCAGGAGTAACGATTGAAACATATGGTCTTATATCTTGATCTAATTCTTCTGCTTTTGTTTCTGTTTGGATATTAGGTTTATCTAAAACCATAAAACAATGACCATAGATTGATGCGTAATTTTGTGCTTGTTTAACTACTGAATTTAAATTGTTACCCTCTAAATCAGCATCTTTTAAAAATGATTCTAAACTAGCTTCATCTTGCATAGAACCAAAATCTCTACTCGGTCTAACTCTAAATAAAAATGATGAATAAATTTGTATAATATTTTTACAATGATTATCGCATGGAGTATTAGCAAGTCTTTGATTAAACTCGTTATCTAATTCTAAATTATATCTGTTAAGATATTGACCTATCATATAGTCATAGCCACCATTATATGATCTGATGTAATATTCCCAATTATTAATTGTTTCTGAATAGTCTTTGTGGGTTTCTATTGCTTGATCTCTAGTGTATGCCATAAATTACTTCATTGTCCATCTTGTAGGAGAATTAAATCTTGCCTGTGTGGTTAATGGTTTTAAATAATCAATCATGTAACCAAGTGCGTCGTTCATATGATCGAATCCATCTTCCTTATCAGGAATATTTGTATTCTCCTTGTATATTTGTCTAGTAAGTCCTTTTATCAGCACTTTTAAATTATTACAAACAAAAATATGACGATCTCCTTTAGAATCTTTAAGCCTACTATTAACTGCATTCACTCTATCTCGTATAGCTGGGTGTTTGTGTTTTACCTTAACTTTAAATCCAGCATTTTGTAAAATAGATAAATCAGTTCTACCACCAGCAGAAGTTTTACGTTGTTTAGAAGCTGGGTCAGGGTAAGCAATTATTTGTGCTTTACTTCCATATCTATCTCTAATCTCTTGTACTAATTCATCAGTATTACTTCCATAAATAACTATCTCATCTATAAAATATAATTTTTCTTTTTCTATTTGAGCAACACAACACGACATGGGATCGACATTAAAATCGACCCCAAGATGAAAGGGTTTAGTCCAATCAATTTCTCTTGGCTTAACAACATTATCAACAGGGTGGAAATTATAATAAACACTACCAGCATAGTTTTCAAATGTACCCTCAAACTCTTGTCTAAAAGTTCTAATATCAATATCTTGTTTAGCTTGTTCTATTTCTTCTGGTGTAACCATACCACCTTGAATAGTAGTGAATTGGTAACTATCCCATTCATCATCTTGCTTACCTTTAAGATACATTTCATAACTCCAATTACCATAACCTTTAGGAGTACCACACATTAAAACACTTCCTAATGTATCAGCAACACTAGCACGTAAAACTTCAAACCATGCTCGTTTATCTATATCTGCAAACTCATCTAATATTAAAAAGTTAATTCCTGAACCTCTTAATGAGTCATAATTATCTGCACCTTTTAATGAGATTGTACTATTAGATTTTCTTATCGTAATAGTCATAGTGGTTTCGTTAATATCTTCTATCCAATTAAATTGATTAAGCATTTCTTTTAAACTAGCCCATGCAATCTCTTTAGCCATTTTAAACGTGGGTGCTACATACCATATTTTTTGTTTAGTTTTAGATGCGTACTTCATCATCTCTGTTATACAAAGATAAGTTTTACCAAATCTACGACCTGATATTAAGACTCTAAATCTAGCTTCTGAATTACTTACTTTAAGCTGGGGTTTTGTCAGGGATATTTTCATTACAGAAATAAGTAATATATAGTTTATCCTTATTTATTTTTTCTTCCTGTCTTGTTGCATATTCAATAGTTAATTGACTTCCACCTATAACACATTCTGTCCATGTATTAAATTCTTTATCAACTGTCATTGTATTGTTACAATAGCCTGTAATTGCTGAACAGATACTAAAAGCTAATATAAATTTCATTAACCTAATGGGTTCTTATTAGATTCTTTTAACTCTTGTATCTCTAATTTTAATACTTCTATTTCTTTTTGCATTATAGCAATCTCTTTGTCTTGATTTGTTATTGCAGAAGCATTTGTTTCTATTCCAGATATATCAGGTGCAGTAGCAGTTGATAATTGTTCTATTGTAGATTCCATCTTTGCAAACTTTGTAAATCCAGCACCAATAGATGCAATAAGACCTAGTATTACAACTATGTTTGTTAGATTGTCTTGTATTTTTTTAACCATTTTTTAACTCCTGTAATTCTAAAAGTAATAGCCTTTTTTTAGACTTAATTTCATTTAGTTTTTTTATCTTAACTTCCATTATATCATTAGCAATATATTCTACTAAATCAACATTAGTATATATAGACCTATTATCAAATATCTCTATCTGATTCAAATAAATATCTTTAGGCTTGTAAAACTCGGTATTATTATAAGCAGATAATGATACTTGGTCATTCTGCATAGCATCTAATTTAATAATGTTTTTAATAGTTAAGTTTTTTGCACTATCTTTAATCTGTTCATCTACTTTAGCCATAATCTTGTCTATTTTAGGTTTCTTTGTTTTCTTCTTTGCTACCTTTGTTTTAATCTCTTTTTTAGGTGCTTCTTGACTAGATTCTTCAACAATTTCTTCCTCTTGTATTTCTTCCTCTTTTTCCTCAACAGCTTCTTCCATAATTTCTTCGGTAATCATTTCTTCTTCTAGCTTTTCCTCAATCATAGTTTCTTCCATAACCTCTGGTTTTTTCTCTATAATTTCTGGTTCTTTTTCTGGCATAGATACAATCTCAATAGATTCTTCTACTTCAAATACTTCTTCTAGTTTAGGTTCTTCTTTAATCTCAAATGTAAATTCTTCTTCTAATTTTATTTCTTTAAATGTTTCTTCTTGTAATTCCTCAAAGACATTGTTTATTTCTTCTATTATCTCATTAGATATAACTTCATCATCATAAGTCATAGTAACAACAATATTATCTACATTAGCACCACCTAGATTAGAGGGTGCATTAGCATCTGTACCAGCTATATTTAGATTACCAAGATTAGAATCTTGTCCATTGTATATAAGTCTATCTGTAAAGTTAGCACCATTGATTCCTGTAACATCAGTTCTAATAGTAGTGTTTGTAGCTAATACATTGCCATCTGAATCTTTTATTTTTAATGTAATTGTAAATGTGTCTGCATTACCACTACCACCCCAACAACCAGCTACTCCACATTCTCCATTTTGTACTTCTACTGTGCTGTTAAGAGTTATGCCATTATTAAGCATAGTTTGATTTATAGAATCAGTAGTTAAATTAAACTGTTGTTCTATTGAGCCACTATCTCCAAACTCTAAATCATAATTTGATGATACACCATTAAGTTCACA